TTAATCATCCGTCGGGTGTTGTTCTGGCAGCCCACCAGCCATCCACAAGCCGAAGAGTTTGGTGTTCACAAACATCCGCTTGCCGACAATTCGGCAGCAACGTTCTAAGCCGGGTTTCTCAGCTCGCTTCCAGAACATGGACTTCAGTGTGGGGTAGTTAAATTGGGGGTAGTGCTTGGGGATTTCGGTCACAGGCAGCCAGTTGTTTAGATCTTGGCTGATTGCGATGAGGTTGAGGTCTTGCATACTGCTTATACTCCCTTTCCTGTTGCTCTTGGTGTTCTGCGGTTTGGTCGGGGAGCATTTAATCAAACTTGAGGAGTATCGTAAGGTGCAATAATTAGCCCCTATTTTTGCTCCCTAACTTTTTTCACCTTCCTGGTGACAGAGTACATACAGCTGGGTTCAACGCCCCAGATAGCGGCTAGCAAACGACTCCAAAAAACATCGACCCCAACCTTTGTACAAGGGATTCCTACTGATGCGAGGTGCTTCATTGCTTTGTGCACATCAATTACAAGAGTAAGCCGATCTGCCTCTCTCGCCCTTACCTCTTGCATTGCCTCCAGCATGACAATCTTATGAGCCACTAGAGAGCGTTTTACTTGGGTAATAGGTTCATCCATACCGGTTTCACCCCAAATCTCTACATCCTTGGATAATCGAGACAGTGATTTCTCCAAGTATGATAAGACGACTTCAAGCTCACCTTGAGGAGTAAGCACCTTGGGACCTCGTCGGTCTTGATAATCACTATTCCATGGCAATAACTCACCATCGCCACCAGCTCTAGGATGCATTCTTATTAACGGTACAATCACCGTTTTCATGAAATCTTCGTCTATCTGGACAACAGTTTTACCCCTCCAAGCTCTACACCGAACGACCTCTTTTCTAAGTTCAAACGCAGCCACTGCAGAGGAAGCAATTGACTTCTTCGCTGAGTTTTCTAGGCCCTCAATCAACCAAGGCATAGGCGAAAGCAATACATCCCACTCGTTCAAAAAACGCTCAACCGTCCAACACATTTAATTCACTCTTGGTTTATGAATGCTCTATCACCAACTATAAAGACCCATCAGAGCCAACCTACTTACCCTATTTGGATATGATGTTGCCAAATACCCGATCAGTAAGCTTGGCTTTGTGGGCATTGCACAAATGGGAATATCGTTGGGTCATGGCGATCGACTTATGGCCTAACACCTCTGCGATCTCCAGAATGCTGGCACCATTCATCGCCAACAAGCTGGCACAGCTATGTCGAAGGTCGTGAAAATGGAAATCAGAGAGCAACGCAGCTTTCTTCGCTGCCTGCCAGTGGTAGTCAAACTCGGTAAACGGTCGATTGAGGCCAGAGGGATGAGGGAAAACAAAGCTGGCACCAATCTCGCGAAACCTAGAGAGCTCAGTCAGCAATTCCTCAGTCAGCGACAGAACCCTCTGACTACCATTTTTGGTCACCGCCAAATGAGCTGTTCGCGTGTTGAAGTTGATGTCTGACCATTTGAGGCCTATCAGCTCGCCCCTCCGCGCTCCTGTAGTCAACGCCATATGAACCAGCATATGAAGCCGCCCCCATTTGCTCGACTTGGTGGCCTTCATCAATCGAGCCAATTCATCTTCAGACAAGAAGCGCGTGCGGGCATTGTCTTCCCGCTTCTGTTTCACTTCCAGGCAAGGGTTCACTTTGAGGTCATAGCGATCGCACATGTAGGCAAAAACCGCCGACAACGCCGCTTTGTACCGATTAAGAGTCGCAGGTGCTTTCCCTTCGGCCTCCAGAATCGAGATGGCGTTCTTGATCCGCTGGCGGTGGACCTTGTTCAATGTCTTGTCGCCGATATGCTCAGCCCACCAGCTCAGACGCTGGGGCACAGACTTGTCTCGTCCCTTGTGCTGTTCAAGGTACTCATGGATAGCTTGTTGAATAGTGGTACTGGTGAGGGTGACGTTGGTTAAGGCATCTGCCAGCTCGTCAGATACAGTGATCTGAGCCAGGAACTGCTCTGCGTCTTTTTTGCGGGTAAAAACTTTGGATACGCGGTTGCCGTTACGCATGAACTGAACGCGATAGGACTTGCCGGTTTTTCGAGTGAGAACTTGGATGCTTGCCATTGGTTGAAACCTCTTGCACATATTTGCACATGAATGAGTGTTATCAACCGCAGAAACTTTGAGCAGGAGCGCTCTTGAGCGCTGTAACCTGTTGACCAAACAGGGAAAAGAATGGTGCCCGGGGTCGGACTCGAACCGACACGATTATTCATCGGCGGATTTTGAAACCGATGAGTACCTTTATAAATCAATAAGTTACTGATGTTTAGGCATTTAGGGTGCTCTTGCCTGAGCTTAGGTGTTCTATGGTGGGGGATTCCATGTACTGTTTATGTACACTTTTCAGCGCTGTGATGGGGTTAAGACGCACCGCATCTTCCAGATGATCTGGTGCGAAGTGCGAATAGCGCATCGTCATCTTGATGTCTGTGTGGCCAAGGATGCGCTGTAGCACCAAGATGTTGCCGCCGTTCATCATGAAGTGGCTGGCAAAGGTATGCCGCAGAACGTGGGTGCTCTGCCCTGCTGGCAATTTGATGTTGGCTCGCCTGATGGCTTTCTCGAACTCGGCATAGCAATCATCGAACAATCTGCCAGTGCGCTTGGGCAACATGGCCAGCAACCAGGGGGCCACTGGCACAGTCCGGTTTCGCTTCCCCTTGGTCTTGGTGAAAGTGATCCGCCCCATGCCTATCTGAGCCCTGCTGACCTTCTCAATCTCTGACCACCGGGCACCCGTCGAAAGGCAGAGCATCACGACCAGCCACAGATCCCGCGGCTCCTTGCAGGCATCGAGCAGTTGCTCGATCTCATCTTGGGACAGATAGGCCAGCTCGCTCTCCTGCACTTTGTACTGGCGAAGGTCAGAAAGCGGGTTTCCGCCGTGCCAGACCCCGAGGCGGGCTAGCTCATTGAACACGGCTTGCAGGTAAAGCTGCTCCCGGTTGATGGTCGTCGGCGTCACCTTCTTGCGCTGCCCTGGTACATAGAGCTCACCCGCCAACCGCCGTTCCCGGTAAGCCGAGAAGTGCTCGGAGGTGAACTCTGTTGCAATGGGATTATCGAGCGCTTCACATAACCAGACGAGTTTATCCCGCCGCCGATCACCATCCGCCAACGTCTGACCATGCCGGCCAAACCAAAGGTGCACAAGATCCAGCAGGCGGCGCCGCTCCTGCGGTTCGGGTTGCTCGGCCTTTTGCTCCTGACTCTGCTCCCATGGTTTATGGGTTAGCTGATGCCGTTCCCATGCCAGCGCCTCCCCTTTCGTCATGAAGCTCTTTCGTATTCTTCGGCCTCCATCACCATCCGGACGGAGGTCTGCCAGCCAAGGCTTGGCTTTGCCATCTACTTTTTTAACGACCATTACATACCTCCAGTGCTTGCTTGTGGGATGCAATAGCCTGCGCCAGTTGGTCACGCGCTGACTTCAACGCAACATCATCGCCAGTTCTGGCGGCGGTATAGAGCTGGCCAACAAACGAATAGGTTCGTTGCACCAGGGAAGCCGCATGCCGAATAACCACATCCTCATCCATATGGCTGGTACGAAGGCCGTTCATCGAATCGCTGGCCGCAGATATCGCCGGATTAACAGTGCTGAACCGGTACTCTGCGATCTGGTGGTAGTCGATCTGCTGGCCATCGAGCAGGCCACCAAAGCGCGCCATCACCCCGTCTGTGACCTGATTCATCTGCTGATAGATATCCTGCTCCAGTCGGCACTGCTCCGCGTGGGACAGTGCCCGCAGTGACTTGGCTGGGGGTCGCTCGGATAGCTGTTGGGCGCTTTGCACCTTCGCACTCTCTGCCGGCGGCATGGGAGCATCAAGCGGAGCAGGGAGGGCCAGCCACGCGCCTGCGCCAGCAGCAAGGAACAACACAATCACACCGACAGCGGCTTTACCTGGTCGTGCCTGAGATCGTTCCTCTTTGCTCATCTTGAGCACGGCCCGCGAATGGCTGATGAACAACAGGATGCTATGAACAGCAGCCAGTAAGGCCAATAGCACCAGCCCGCCAGACAGCTCGATCTTGCCATCCAGTACCATGCCGAGAATCAAGAACCCGAGGGATCCATAGAGGCCGATAAAAAACGCATTCAGGCGGCGCTTCTGACCAAGCAAAGCAGGTTTGAACAAACCAGCCACAGTAAGCAACAAACACAAAAGGGCTGCCAAAGCAGCCATCAACGAAAGCATGTGAACTCCTCAGAACTTCTTACCAGCCCAGACCACCCGACCAATCAGATCCAGTTCAGCAAGCTCGGCCTTGCTCAGGTCTCGAGATTTATACAGAGGGTTATCGGAGATGATGCGAACCCCGCCCAAGTCGAACTGCAAGCGCTTAACGAACAGGCCGCCATCGAGACGCAGCACATAGAGGCCATCGCGTGGGGCCTCCCCGTTCTTCAAGCGAACCAGGATCACATCACCGTCATTGATGGTCGGTTCCATGCTGTCACCCTTGGCGCGGATAACCGCCATCTTGGCCGGGTCAAAACCCTCACGGCGCAGCCAGTCAGATCGGAACGCCATTGGTTCAGCCAGAGGTTCATCAGAGACAGTGGAGCCATGACCTGCACTGGCATACACCTGGTAGGCAGGAATAGTTGTGAACTCACCGGATTGATAATCAGCAGATTGATCTGCAACTGCATCTTGGCGATGAGTTGAACGATTGAACTGTGCTGAGTCACCGACACCAAACACCAACCACTCAAAACTGACCCCGCCAGCCTGCGCAAGCTTTAGTGCGCGATCAATAGGTGGAATCGTTCCTTCGTACAAATAACGTCTCAATCCACCATCGGTCATATCTGCTCTGCGAGCAAATGCCCGTAATGGCTCATTACCAATCACCTTTTCGAGCCGCTTTACAAACTCATCTTGGCTGAATGCAATCTCCCGTACGCAAGCACTACCCATATCACGTCACCATCAAGTTTTAGTGAGAAAGAGTTATCACCCACTTGACCGCCGCTTTTTTTGGATCAATCATGCAATTGCCAAATCGCAATGAGCATCTAAGAACAGCAACGGACAGGAGCAAAAGGGGTAACATCATGTCAGCGAACAACATCACGATCAAGATCGCAACTATTGCAACGCCATTCGATCTGTATTGCTCAGAACATAAAGTTGCCAAGGGAACAGCAAGAAAGATGCTTCATGACGGGCGTCTAACTGCTATGCCGAGGAACAAAGCTAACGACAACATCATGATCAATCTGGTTGCTGAAACAGTGAAAGCCGTTGAATCAGCCAATCTAAAGAACGTTGTTATCGTCGTCGGATAACTATGGCACTCAATGGAGCGAGAACCATGTTTATCGGTGACGACTGCAAACATCCGCACTTTGAATCTGCATGCAGCAGATTTCGCGAGAGATACACGATCAGCAAAGTGGCTGCGGCTGCTGGTATGGATGCTCAGGATTTAAGGAACAAGCTAAACCCAGAGCAAGAGCACCAGCTCAAGGTCACTGACCTAATAGCGCTGTACCACGCCACCGAAGGGGATGAAACCCTGATCGACGGCATGCTGATGGAATGCGGGCTGACCGCCATCGCCATTCCAAACGCTGAACGTGCACCATCCCTCCCCCATCAAGCGATCGACCTCAATGCCAAGGTGGCCAGCATTGGCCAGCGAGCGCTGGAGCTGGCCGAGCGGGGACGTGTGTCGCGCACCGAACGCAACACCATCGTCAGTGTGGCCACCTCTGCAATGGGGTCGTTGGCACTGCTTATCCACGACATCGAGGCCCGCTTTCAGGCTGTGCCGACTGTCGCCTGCGCATCAGACATCCTGATGCAAACCATGACCATGTAAGGGGAAACCCATGCAAACACAACGCATTGACCATGAACAACGCAATTTGGCTGGCCTGCTGCCAGAAGAACAGGCCGCGCTGAACACCGCCGGATTAATGCTGGTGCGCGAACTGTTCGGCAAGACCCGTTCAAGCCTAGATACCGACTGGCTGGCCATCAGCGCCGCTAAAAAGGCAGCCATCTGCACTATCGCCCGCCAATCGCGTGGCCAGATGATGACCGCAACCCTGTCTGCCCTGCCACATGCACAACGCGAGGCGATCCGGTTAGCCGTTCTGGAGCTGGATTATCAAGGGGAATTTCGCTGTGGCTGTGACAGCAAAGTGTGGCATCCGGCACCAGTCACCAAACCTATCGGAGATATCGAGAGAGAGAAGAAGGAGAGAGCCGCAAAGCTTCGCATGAAACGGGCCGTTCTGGCCGCCAGCGAAATGAGCAGACAAGGCCCGCAAGCAATCGGGCAATAAAAAACCCCGCAAAGGTGGTGGAACACCGCGGGGCTTTCATTCGTCAACTAGGTAAATCGACATGCCAACTTTAGCCATTCGTGACCAATTGCGCAACCTGCGCCTTCAAAACCGCAAGCTGGCCTATCGCGGCCAGCGTTACAGCAGCAATCCTGACCTGATCCATTCTCTGGAGCGTCCAGCCGCCATGGCTTGGCGAGCGGTATGGTCATGCGTCAACTGCCGAGGGGAGATCTGATCATGGCAGCCGTTATCACTCGCCACACTGAACCCACTATCAAGGCCGCCAGTGCCTATCTGGTTAGCCGCGGTTACATCAACTGCGGCACCACCAGGTTGAAAGGCCAACGCGGATACGCCCGCATGGAGCGCCTTACCTCAGGCTCAATCCGGATTGTTGAGGGGGTCGCATGAAAAAGTTGTTCCACCCCATCACCAGGCAGGAAGCCCTGGCCGATTTGGCCGAGCTGCCGCACCGCATCAAGGCCAAGACCTACACCACCAAGCGGGGCCCCGAGGGCCGCAATCTGCGTGAACAAGCCCGCCAGCAACTGCGTTGGCTCAAGGTGTTCCGCTCAATGAACGGGAGGATTGGTGCATGAGTATCGATGCCATTCATATCGCCAAGCGGGCAGAACGCGCCGTGCTACCGCTGCTGACCGAACTGCTGGCCAGCAACGAGCAGGTAAACCGCATCGCCCTGGGGGAGCTCTACTCGGGGGATCAATACATCCAGGTGCAGTTGGTCGTGACCAGCAAGCAGGAAGACCTGATGGATGACGACTCAGTGATGGGGGATGAGGCATGACACGTGAAGAGATAAGCCGACTGCTGGCGCTGGAGCCGATGGTTAGCACCACTGATTTGCTGGATGCACTGTGGAAAGCGGCAGATGCGCTGGTCGCGGAAGGAGAGCCGATCGAAGGCGACAGGTACTTAATCTTGGAGGGGATCGACAGCATCGGGGGGATGTGGCGTGACCTGCAGGAATATGCCGCCGGGGGGGAGGTAGATCTCATCTCGCGCATCACGGTATTTCTCGACTCGGGCGAGGTGGCCAGTTGGTTTGCTGAAATGACATCTGATGGTGGGGTTCGCAGCAGTCTGTATAGGGAGGCTGCCATGATCCTGCTGGCGCTGCATGGTCTGATGGCGCTGGCCGCAGAAGCGCAAGCCGAAGCTGCCAATGCAGACCGCGACGATGAGGAGTGTCTGGCATGAGCAAAGACCTGATGTTCCTTAGCTTGTTTAACGAGTTCGCGGCCGCAAACCCACAGGCAGCCGATGAATGGCTGTTCGCTGAGGGGAGAAGCGGTTTTACGTGGGATCTCGAAGAAGAGCGGCTGGTATTCCAGCCGCAAGACGATGCCGCTCAGGAGCCGGTTGATGACCTGCCGTTTATGGATGACCCGTTCTTCATTGGCGCTGATATGGCCTCTGGCCCTGATGCAACCGTGATACGCCAACCCATTGCGAAAGCGGTCCACCTCTACCCGAATCGCCTGAGCATGATCCGCATCAGCTTCTTTGTGCTGTGCCAAGGCTGTCTGCGCACCTCGATCTGCTCCAAGGAAAAGCAATACGGGATGGAGTCCTGCCAATGCGGCGGCCAGTGGTGCGGCTGTGCTAACTGTCACGAGACTATCAGCACGCTGCTGAGCGGCGAGCGAGATCAAAACAAACTGGGCCTGCAAGTCCCCATCTCAAGCTGGTCACCGGTGAACGGCTGCACTGTGGTAGGGGGTGCGGCATGAGCAGCACCACCGGCAACACCATCGAGCGTGAGCTCTATCCGACCCCAGAAAGTGCAGTGGCTGCGCTGATGCGCTGCATTAACTTCCGCCATGACGACATCTTTATGGAGCCGTGCCGCGCAGAAGGGAACATCTATAACCCTGTGCCACTTCCTGCTGAACAGAAGGAGTGGGCGGAAATCAGCCAAGGTCGTGACTATTTGGAATGGGATTTTGGCCGCAAGTTTGACGTCATCATCACCAACCCACCGTTCTCGCTGACAGAGGAGTTTCTGAAAAAGAGCCTGTCTGAGCTCGCGCCTGACGGCACCTTGATTTACCTGCAACGGGTGAACTTCCTGGGCAGCAAGAAGCGGGTGCCGTTCTGGGCTGAGATTGGCTTTCCGAACAAAACCCCGATCCTGGTTCCGCGCCCACGCTTTGTGAATGGCGGGTCTGACTCTTGCGAATACAGCTGGTTTATCTGGGACAAGGGGAACCGAGTTGCCTTACCAGATGGTCTGAGCCACCTCATAGCAGTGGAGGCCGCATGAACTACCGCCTGATATCAGAAATGGAAAGGAATTTGGGTTGGTGGTGGGAAGACCTGCGCGGCGCTAGTGCACGCCTGCGCGGGTATCAGCGCCAGCTCATCGAGTGCCGCCAGATCTCGCCACGACCCCGGGCCACCATAGCGCTGACCCTTCGCCAGTGCGCAGCCGCCCGCCGGATATGTGCTCACACCACCATAGTGATCAAGGCTCGCAGAACCGGCCTGACCACGCTAAACCAGTTTTTGAGCCGCGATCACCAATGACCAACAAACAAAAAACAGGGCCAGCCGCCGAGGCTGGCCAACTTGGTTTTGCAATCTCCCGCCTGCCAACGCCAAAGCGCAACCAGCTGCCGCTGTCTAAAAAGGCCTTGCGGTCGCGCATCGATACCCTCGCCAACTCCATGCCGGGTACCAAGTTGGAGGCCGCCTTTATGGGGGCGCCTGGTGAATCAGATCTGGTCTGGGCGGTGCAGCTGCTTGATGGCCTCTCCCCGCAGTTCACCCAGGTGCTGTTCAAGCAGTACGTGCGCCGCCGCAAAGATGGCACCGCCAGCAACTGCCGCAGCGCCAACATATGGCTACGGGGACGGGTGAAGTGGGTTCGCTCTCTGGTAATGGCATTGCCGGTCGATGCCCAGCACCTGCGCGATGATGACGGCCGCAAGCGGGTCGCCCACCAGTTCGCCAACCAGACCGCCGCCATCTGGAAGAACATCGAGCAGAGCACCACTCAAGGTGAAGGGGATCTGATGGCGACATGGGAAGCCATCAAGCAGCCTGCCGACCAGTGGGCATTCATCGGCAAGATGCCGGACTTCAAAACCATCGAGGCGCGGAATAACTGGATCTTGAGCGTGATGGTGCGCCTGCTCTCCGCCAAGTGGTGGGAAAAGCGCGTGAACCGCTGCTGGGATCGGCTGCAAGAGCACATCGCTATCCTGCTGGGCAAGGTACGCAAGGGTGTCTCCGCCTACGTCTCGAACACCACCATGAAGGTGGTGCGCGAGCGTAAGCGGGCCATGATGCGCTGGCTGGCCGAGTCGGAAGTGATGAACGGCCAGCATGACCTGGTGATCTCGATGAAGGACTGCTGGGAAGCGAGCATCTCCAACCCGGTCAACCGCCGCAACGAAATGATGACCCGCATGAGGGGCTTTGAGGACTACGCCGAGCAGCAGGGCCATGTGGGAGTCTTTTTCACCTGGACTGCACCGAGCCGCTACCACGCCTGGAAGACCGCGAGCAACGGCAAGACTATCGAGAACAAGCATTACCAGGGCTCTACCCCGCGCGAAACCTGCGCCTATCTGGCCAAGCTGTGGAGCCTTACCCGCGCCTCACTCAAACGCAATGAGTTACCTGTCTACGGCTTTCGGGTGTGCGAGCCTCACCATGACGGCACCCCGCACTGGCACATGCTGCTGTTTATGCGCCCGTCAGACCGCAATAAGGTGATCAGCACCATGCAGCACTACGCCCTAACCGACGACAAGGCCGAGCTGGTGCGGGTCCCCATGGCCGCCCCAACCTTTACCGATATCACGCCCAGGTTCGACTGGAAGCTGATCGACCCGGCCAAGGGTGATGCGACCGGATATCTCGCCAAGTACATCGCCAAGAACATCGACGGCGCCTATGTCGGTGACGATGAGGAAGCGAACACCCCAGCCGACCAAGGCGCTCTGCATGCTTGCGCGTGGGCCAGTTGGTGGGGGATCCGCTCCTTCCAGCAGATCGGCGGCGCACCGGTCGGGGTATGGCGTGAGCTGCGCCGCATCAGCAACGCCAAGAAGAACGGCGATCTGGTGGGGCCACCCAAGCCGGTGCTGCAAGACCCCCGCTTTGAGGCGGCCCGTTATGCCGCCGATAACGCCATCTTTCGTTGCTACCTAGAAGCCATGGGCGGGGCGCTGGCTACCCGTGCCGAGCACCCCATCAAACTAGCCCACCTCATCGAGGAACAGGCCAACAGCTATGGCGAAGACATCAAGCGCCTGATGGGGCTGCACACCGCTCGCCTGGGTATCAAGACCCGCCTGCAAGGGTGGGAAGTGGTACCAGCAGGCACCTATGAGGCCGCCAAGGCCGCCGGGGGTTCGGGTTGGGGGGTAGGTGTTCAGTCGGGCGACAGCCCGGCTCCTTGGAGCTCTGACAATAACTGTACGCAGCCGGATCCTGAGGCGTTCGCGGATCAGTTGATGGCAGAGCAATGGGGTTTATCACCCTTCTCGATCGGGCGTTTGCGGGCTGGCGCCAGCGTCACAGCTGACGGTTTCACTCTCTGGCTTGGGAACGGCCAGGTGCAATCGCACCGAGCGGTACCAAGCGAGCCGGACTGGGTGCCAGAGGGCCAGTCGCCAGCCGAGCCTAACCAGCCGGATGAGTACGCGGTACCGGAAGGCGATCAGGACTGGCCGATGCTGGTTGAGCTTTGCGGCAAGGTCTACCAGGCACAGGGCCATACCGGTACCCGCAGCTGGATAGAGATGCTGCCGGAGCCCTATCAGTCAGAGATGTGGCGGGTACTCGAGGGGCTGGACGTGCCGGAGTGGATGCAAGAACAGAACGACTACAGCGAACAACCGTGGGAGGCATAACCGTGGCCAGGTACGAAAAGGATGTGATGACCCTGACTAGGGTTCAGGCCCTGATCTGGCTCAAGAAGAATGACCCGGAATACGACTGGGTGGGGCAGGGCTTGTCGAGGGAGGAGTTGGTTGTCGTCATTTGTGACAACCTTCACACCTTCGGGGAAAAGAATCAGGCCCCAGGTTTACGGGCAGTCTGGTTTGAGGGGGAACATGAATAACCATCACCAGGGCGCCAGCGCCAAGACCATCAGCCGGGAAGAGTACCGCAGCCTGGATAATCGGGTGACCTGCATCCTGCAGCAGCGCTGGCCAGCCAACGAGATCAGCCAGTGGGTGGGGATGCTACAGGGCAAACAGCAGGCCGTGGCCTGCGCCATCCTGCGGCGCCGGCACCCTCGCCCAACATCGCTGGCCATGCCGGCCATCGCCGCCGAGGTACCGAACCCGTTTCAGGCCAGAGCCAACCGCGCCACCGTGCCGGTGCTGACCGCAGATGGTCGATCTGTTGGCCGCCGCCATATCGTAGACGGGCTCACCCCTGTGGCCATCGACCAGAGCGGCACAATCCGGTGCGCCGTCACTGGCCGCACCCTCTTTATCGCACCGGGCAGCGCCATAGACCGCGCCAACCCGGGTGCCGCCGAACAGCTCAACCCAACATACCGGCCGACACTGCACCAGGTAGTGGCTGACCACCGTCAACATGTAGAAGCCGGGGAGTAACCATGAAGCATATCAACTGGAATCAGGCCAGCGAACTGGGCCTTATCGTTCGCATCAACCGCGAGGTTCTGCACCCATTGGGGCTGGCCATGACCAGAAATCCGGAGAACGGGGTATCGGATATGCTGCTGGTGAGTCCAGATGGGATCTGGGAGTACGACCAGCAGCTGATGACCAATGCACCAATAGTCAGCGAAGAAGAAGCACGGGCAAAAATTGCAGAGTGGACGAAGGAGCAGCAAACATGAGGGATCCCCGCAAACATCCAGTACCGGGTGATGTGATCACCCGCTTCGGTACTACCAGGGAAGTGACCGCCCTCAAGCGCAACGAGCGCGGCACAGTCACCCATGTGGTATATGGCCATTCAACATCTGACACACCATCGGTCGAGGCCACGGTCTCCAGCTGGCGGGCATGGGCCAAGCTGGATGCCATGGTGGTCAGGGAGGGCGCGGCATGAACATCGGGGGCGGAATTGGGTTCGTTCTGCTTGTGTGGGGGCTGGGCGGCGTAACGGGGTGGATGCTTGGCTCTCCCCCACCAAGCACACCGCATCGAGCAGAGGCTATGGTAGTTTACGACAGCGGCACAGGCTGCCAGTACCTCAGCTCTCACACCGGCGGTTTGATCCCTCGCTTGGATGCCAAGGGTCGGCAGGTGTGCCGTTATGAGTGAGGCGGCCAAACGCAAGCAGGCACAACGAGCCAGGCGGGCCGCCCTCGGTATCAAGCGGGTGGAGGTGGCGCTCTCAGAACGGGAACGACAGCAGCTGGACCACCTGCGCATCGCTCGGGCTGGCAGTGGTGAGCCCTACTCCGCCGACGAGTACATCAGCACCCTGATCCGGCGAGATTGGGAACGCTGGCTGGAGCAGGAAGCCGAGCTGAAACAGCAGACCTGCCCCAACTGCGACTGCGCATTGCCAGAAGGGTGCGGCGGAACCTTAAAGGGAGAGGGAGCCTGTTGGCTTATCCTGGGTGAACAAGCCATTGCACTATAAAGACCGGCCCCTGCAGCGGGGGCTGTCATTAATAAACCGAGGTCAATATTTGAATAAACTCAAGTTTATAATAACGCCATGGGCAGTCTCAAAGGGACCCACTAAATCATATCTTGAAATTTCACATTCAATATTTTGAACATTTTCAGGGAATCAAAATTGCATTATTGACTCACGGAAATACTATTTATTGAATCAAAATTGCAATATTGACACACAGGAAGCCCCCATCGAGACCAAAAATAAAAAATCCTTTATGAACAGCGTGATACCCATTGGGTATCCTCCTGATATCTCTTTGATACCTCCCTGATATCTCCATCTAGACACTCCGCAATGCTTATTTTGATGATATAAGCAAACGATAGTAAAAATATTTTTCTCGGCGGGTTGATCTCTATATGGCATACACCATACTATCCCGCCACTCGATATCCACTCCACTATCTGCCGTATGCAGAGGACGCTGTTTATCTGTGAATCGCGGCCCTCGTTTCACGTGCCAATCTGGTGCAGGATGTGACGTGGGGCACAAAATTGTTGGGCCAGATCCGAGGGGTTATGATGGTCACGGCAACGACATCAGCGAACGCAATAGGGGGCAATGTGCAAACAGGCATCAATACCGAAATCTATAGCTCGATCCAGGATATCGCGAGGGTGACCCCGGACCTGAAACTGGCAGACCGGGAGGGCATGTGCCGGGCGATCGCCACGCTCTGCGAACTGGGCATGCGGCTGGAAGAACAAGAGCGCGCCAACGGTGGGTTAACTGAAAAGTGACCGGTCACAATGGTCGACAAACATACGAAGTACGGTTTATGATTTACCATATTTGGTAAATTTCATAAACCGGAGTCAGTATGATTGGGGAACGGGTAAGACGTGCTCGTGCCGCTGCAGGCCTGTCGATGCAGGCATTGGGAGAGAAAGTTGGAGTATCTGCCAACATGGTAAAAAAATATGAGCATGACCAGAGCATGCCCTCTTCTGCCGTGCTGTTAAAGCTGGCTGCAGCTCTTAATGTGCGCACCGAGTTCTTCTTCCGCCCCTCCGTCGTGACCTTGGCAAACGTAGAGTATCGTAAGCGCTCAACCACCCCTGCGAAAATCATCCAGCAGATCGAAGGGGATGTGCTGGATCAGGCTGAACGTTGGAAGACTCTTGCCGACCTATGGCCCAATTTCCCCATCCCGCCTTTTTCCTACAATGCCCCACTTCCGACTATCCATGGTTGGGACGACATTGAGGCATTTGCCGAAAGCGTGCGTGAACATTGGCAGCTAGGGGTAAACCCGATACCCAATCTGATTGACCTGCTGGAAACCAAGGGGATTCTGGTTATTGTCACTAAGGTGGAGCAGGGCAATAAGTTTGACGGTCTGCAGGCCCATATCGGTAGCCAACCGGTTATCGTGGTCTCCGCACACTGGCCAGGCTGTCGCCAGCGCTTTACCTTGGCCCATGAACTCGGCCATTTTCTTATGCACGGTAAATTGCCAGTAGACATGGATGAAGAGCAGGCCTGCAACCGCTTTGCAGGTGCCTTCCTATTCCCTAAATCCGAGGCTATCGCCCATCTTGGCTGCCCTCGCAGAAGTTTAGAGCCACAAGAGCTCTATTTGCTTAAGCATGAGTATGGTCTGAGCATGGCGGGCTGCCTTTATCGGGCTAAAGATCTAGGGATAATCACCGAAGCGCGCTGTAAGGACCTCTATCTCAAGTATTTCGTTGGCCAGAAATGGCGGGCGGGGGAACCTGGAGCACCCTACCCACAAGAGCACACCTGGTTGTTCCAACAGTTGGTTTACCGTGCTATGTCGGAAGAGATGATATCTGAATCAAAAGCCGCTGAGCTGTTGCAGATGCCACTGATTAAGCTGCGGAGATCGCGCATCATGCAAGGTGAGGCCATGTAAATGCAGGTGCTGATCAGCGACGCCAATATTCTCATCGATATGGAGGTTGGGCTGTTGCTCGACCGAATGTTCCAACTGCCTTTTCAGTTCATGACACCAGATGTATTGTTCGAGGAAGAGCTGAAAGATAGCCATCCTCATTTGCTGACTCTAGGTCTGAAACTCGGCGAGCTTAGTGCAGATAGCATCAGCACAGTGTTTGAACTCAATGGTACATATGGTGGCCCAAGCATTCATGACTGTTTCGCCCTAGCCTTGGCAAAACAAGAATGTTGCCCACTTCTGACCGGTGACCGCGCCCTAAGAAATGCGGCGGAGAAGGAAGCTGTGGTGGTGATGGGAACACTGTGGGTTGTGGAGCAGATGGTTGTGCATAGCATTCTGACCAAAGAAGATGCTTTACTAGCTTATGACACCATGAGAGCCAACGGTAGTCGCCTTCCGTGGGATAAAGCCAAACTGCGCATTGAAGAGATTTAACGCTTCGCCACATTCAATCACGGAAGAAGGGGGCGCTATTGCGCCCCCAGTCCTTTCAGTACCAACTGCCGCCCCTCTGGCGTAAGTGATCCAAGCAGCCCCAGCACCAACTGGTTCGTCGTCCTGGCCGACGGACTCAGCGTATGAGCAAACGACAGACAGGCCACCCAGGAATGGCCACACTCGGCGTCAGTACACTGGCAATAGAGATCAGAGACATCATCGCTCAGCCGATTGGTCTTGGTAATGCGGCCCCTCTGGCCACACACTTTGCAATAAACCCGCATCACCCCTCCCGATAAATCTAAAATCCAACCTACAGATTGCATCTTACCCCAAAAGGACTGTTTTTTTATACAGCAGAACCTATCGTTTCCCGAAAATCGACCCACAAAGCCCGTGGTAAACCAGCCCCATTGATGGAATCCCGCAGCAGCTCACACAGCGGCAACACCTCATTGCGGGCATAGGTGGCATCGTACTTCTCGGGATCCCCCAGACCTCCCCCGCCATTGGTTGGGATGATGCCGGCCAGCGCCGCAGGAAAGCGGTGGCTGGTCAGCACATCCTGGGCGGTGATCCCCTTGATGGCGGCGAACTCGTCCTTGGTCGCAATGTCCCCCACTGGGATCAGCTTGATGCCATCGGGCTTGCCTTCTGGGATATTGACGAACATGGAGCGGAAGTTACCTACCCCCTTGCTGTTGGCGATCATCTCCTTCATCTCTTTTTCAGTGTCATCGTCCATGTTCGGGTCGGTTGCGTAGAAGATGAACCCCATGTGGGCACCATTGAGGAAGTATTTGCGGCGGAACAGGGTGGCGTCCTGGTTGAGCAGGGCCGACTGCAAGCCACCCAGGTAATCAGGCATGCCATAGACTTGCTGTTCCGGGTCGTACTGGGCCAGCCAGATCACATCCTCCGGCCGGTAAATCAGGTTCGGCTTACCAAGCTGCAGGTAAACAAAGCAGCCATCCTCGCGCCGGCGCAGATAGATGCTCGAGAGCGGGTGCAGCCCTACCACTTGGCCGAAGGCGTTGCGCAGCTTGAGCAGGCCAGCATCCCCGAACTGCAGGTAGTTGTGAGCAAAGGCGGTGACGGTGCTGCGCTGGTTGGTAAAGCGGCCCGCCACCATATTGCGCCGCGCCATCAGAATGGCTCCGTGGTGAGCGTTGGCCCGCGCCACCTTGGCCAGCCCCTTGCGGTCGATGGGCGGCTGGTAATACTCGCCATAGGGGTTGTAGAACACCCCTGTGTAATCGGTCATCCATGCAGTGGGGTCGATGGCCTCCGGCATGCTGAACGCGACCGTTCCGCTCTTGGTTGGAGTGGCCACCTCGGCCGGTTGCTGCTGTTGTTTGGTCATGCTGCCTTCTTAACTTCGCTGGTTGTCCAGGTGGATTTACGTTTGCGGTTGGTATCGAGCGGCTCATTGGCCACGGCGTGGGCGATGGCAAAAAATACGTCTGCGTGTCCGGTCACATTGTCTCGGGCAGCCCTGAACGTCATCTGGCCGCCGCCGGTGGTGCTGCGTTTGATAGCAAGGAACGCCAGCGGGATATCCCGATCCGAGCTGTCCCACTCGATGCGGTTGGCCTCCACTACGTCGATCATCTTGAGTACCAGCCGCGACTTGCTCTCGATGCTGTAGTTGATGGGGTGGCACACCCCTTTGAATACCGGCTTAAGCAGGTCATAGACCCCTGAACCAATGCCGGACACATCGACCCCCAGATACGTGACCCGAAACTTCTTGGCGATCCGCTCGATCTCCTGCGCCTGATACTGGAAGTTGAGCCCGCGCCAGTAGTGCTTTTCCAGCACCCGGAACCGCTCGCCGGCAACAGTGGGCGGGGCAACCACCACCAGGGTGGCGTTGTCGCGGGTGCGGCTCGGGTCGTAACCCATCCATACCTCTCGCCGACCGAATGGGTCAGGCCGCCCGGGCTTGTAGTCCTCCCACCTAGTCGGGTCCACCCCTGCCCGCTCCATATCCTGGAACTTGAACACCGACAGGGCATCATCGATAAACCGGCACATGTAGAGGCGATCGAACACCTCCTCCGGGTACTCGTCCTTGAGCTCCTCGATGTCGATGAGGTTGCAGCCCAGGCGTAGGGCATCCTCGATGGTGATGACGTAGCGCCACTGGCGATCGGGGCAGACCCGACCGCCATCGCGCATCTCATCTTCACCAGGGAAGTCGATGGCCACACGGCTCGGGCGCTGACCCTTCCAGCGATCCCCGGTCCAGAACCGGTACGCTTCGTGAACCTTGCTCGATGGGGTCGAGAAGTAGGTTTTGCGCCAGCGGCTCTGGGTCGCCATGGCGCTGGCCACGTCCGACAGCTTCTCGAAGTTGGGGATCCAGAAGTACTCGTCGATGTAGACGTTGCCGGAACGGGACTGGGCGCTGTTGGAGTTGGTAGAGCAGAAGTGCAGCTCGGCCCCGTTCGACAGCACAATGGGGTTGCCGGTCAGAGTGACGCCAAGGAAGGTCTGGGCAATCTTGCAGATATAAGAGCGGAACACCTCCGCCTGGGCTCGGGTGGCGGACAGGAATATTTGGTTGCCACCGGTCAGCACCGCATCTTCCAACGCCTCGCCGGCGAAGTAGTAGGTCATGCCGACCTGACGCGACTTCAAAATGTTGCGGGTACGCGGCAAGGCCGGGTCGTTCTTCGCCTCACGGCAGCGCAGCTGGTAGCCAAACAAGGTACCCAGCCACTCGGCAAAGTCATCAGCTGTCAGGTGGCCGACCTCGTTCTTGCCCTTCTTGCCGCCCTTGCCCTTGCTGCTGCCGTTATCCTGGCCACCCCGCCCACGGCGCGGCCGTTCGGCGGCCTGTTCATCACCACTTTCGCGGCGGGTGGTGAGCGCCTGCTGGCGCTCGGCCCACTTGAGGGCTTTCTCTTTCAGGCTGACATGGTGGCCGACCAGCCTGTCGATCTCATCCATCTCGGCGCTGGTTTTCTTCTCACGACACAACAAGGAGTGCAGGCGGCGGGCAATGGCATCCTCCACCGCTTCATCGGTAAGCAGATCCCGCCAGCCGAGCTTTTCGGCCCAGTAGTAGACGATGCGGCAGGAGTTCAGCCCCAGTTCGTCCTTGATCTCCTGGGGGGTCCATCGCTTAAGGTAGAGTCCCCGCGCAGCATTGCGGATCTCTTCGGGATACGCCACGGCGCCTCCATCGATATGAATGATGGCGCCATCATAGCCAGCCCACTATCCCCACTTATCCCACTGATGTTCTGAGCAATTCGGATATCCCGCTGGATCCGAATCCCCCCGAACACAACCGGATGAATACCCCTTCCCGACCCGATAGCCTGAGCCCGTATCAATTGGGAGCAGGCATGAACGAATCAACCTTGAGAACTGGCTTTGTCTGTATCGCCACCGAAGGCAAAGCGGTGGACGGCCGAGACATCACCCGCGACTGGCTGGTCGACATGGCCGAGACCTACGACCCGACCTATTACACCGCCGTCATCTGGCCGGAGCATGATCGCTGGTCCAGCTATGGCACCGTGCAGGCCCTCAAGACCGAAGAGGTAGACGGCAAGCTCAAACTGTTCGCCGTCCTCTGCCCAAATCGGGATCTCGTCTACTGGAACCAAAGCGGCCAGTACCAGTTCTGCTCCATCGAACCGTTCGAGCAATTCGCCGATCTGGGCCGTACCTACTTGATTGGCTTGGGCGTCACCGACCAGCCTGCCAGCACCGGCACCACCCACCTCAAGTTCAGCAAGAGCAACAAGGGCCAAACCATCGGCACCAGCGAACCGCTGGATCTCTCCATGTTCAAACTGCCCAAGCACGAGAAGCCCGACAGCCTGCTCTCAAAGCTGTTCAACCTGCTGTCCAGCCATGGCGAGCACGAACCACAACCCACCCCCAGCCAATCCGAGGATGAGGAAATGAAACCAGAACAGTTCGATCAGATGCTGGGGGCCCTGACAGGCCTTGGCACCAAGATCGATGCCTTCAGCGCCAAGCTGGAAACCAAACCGACCACCGAGCAGCCCACCGTCCCGGTCACCGACCCCGTCAAAGTGGACGAGCTGCCGGGCATCACCACCGAGCAGTTCAACCAGCTGCAAACCCAGCTCAGTGAACTGACCGCCAAGATCGACCAGTTCTCCGTTGAAGTGCCGGGCCAGCGCCCGGGCGCGCTCGGCGGTGACGATACCCCCACCGCATATTAAGGAGCGACCGTGAGTCAGACCCTAACCGTCCAGGCCCGTCAGCGCCTCGAAAAATACAGTGCTGCCCTGGCCAAGACCTATGGCATCCCCGTTAACGTGCTGGACAAACAGTTCAGCGTCATCAGTGGCCCGGTGGAAACCGGCCTGCGCGCGGGCCTGCTCGCCTCGGTCGAGTTCCTGAACCTCATCACTTGTATGGATGTGGATCAGATCAAGGGCCAGGTGGTGCAAGTCGGCATCGGCAAGCTGTTCACCGGCCGCAAGAAAAATGGCCGCTTCAACGGCAAGGTCGGCGTGGATGGCAACACCTACGAGCTGACCGAGACCGATTCGTGTGCCTCGCTCGACTGGGCGACCCTGTGCGTCTGGGCCAACGCCGGCAGCGAGGGCGAGTTCATCCGCCTGGTCGGTGAGTTCATCAACACGGCATTCGCCCTCGACATCCTGCGGGTCGGCTGGAACGGCGTCTCTGCCGAAGAGACTACCGACCCCGAGGCTCATCCGCTGGGTGAAGATGTCAACAAGGGTTGGCATCAGATCGCCCGCGAGTGGAACAAAGGTAGCCAGATCATCAAGGCCGGGGCCGGCAAGAAAATCCACTTCGACCCGGACGGCAAGGGCGATTACAAGACCCTGGACGAGATGGCATCCGATCTTATCAATACCACCATCGATCCCCTGTTCCGCCAGGACCCACGCTTGGTGGTACTGGTCGGTACCGAACTGGTGGCGGCAGCCCAAGCCAAGCTCTACAGCGAAGCCACCAAGCCGAGCGAGCAGATCGCCGCCCAGAAGCTGGCCGAGTCCATCGCCGGGCGCAAGGCCTACATTCCGCCCTTCTTCCCGGGCAAGCGGATGGTGGTCACCACCCTGGACAACCTGCACTGCTACACCCAGCGCGCTACGCGCAACCGCAAGGCCGAGGATAACCAGGATCGCAAGTGCTTCGATAACCAGTACTGGCGCATGGAAGGCTATGCCCTGGGCGAGCACCTGGCCTATGGCGGCTTTGAAGAGGCCGACATCGAGATCGGCGCCGCACCGGCAGCGCCCGAGGCCTAAGTCATGAGCTCACCCGGTCAGCGTCACAAACAGCGCGTTCAGGCCATGCAAGGGGCCGCGCAAGCCGCTAGCTCCGGCATGGCCACCGGCGCAGTGGCGGACAGCCTGCACCTGCAACTGGTTGCCCTGGAACAGGACATCGTCCGACTGCGCAAGCTGGCCCGCATCGGGGACCGGGTGAACATGAAACGCGATGAGCTGATGCCCAAATACCGCCCCTATGTGGAGCGCTATCTGGCCGCCGTCAGTGAGTCCGGCCAGCCCTACCAGAACGAGCTGTTTCAGCGCCTCATCATCTGGGCCTTTGATGTGGGCGACTTCGATGCAGGCATTGCCTGGGCGGAGCTCGCCATTGCTCAGGGCCAACGCACCCCGAACAACATCAAGCGCGACTGGGCCCACTTCGTGGCCGACACCGTGCTGGAGTGGGCCGAGAAGCAGTCCGCCGAGGGTCATGCCGTCGAGCCCTGGTTCTCCCGGGTATTCGACAAGGTGCGCAATGACTGGCGCCTCAACGAGCGGTTGACCGCCAAGTGGTTCAAGGCCGCCGGTTGCCTGCTGCTGCGTGACCACGACGGCCAGCCCCGCCCCAGCGCCGTGGGTGACAGCGCCACCCTGGAGCAAGCCGATCACTGGCTGGCCCAGGCCGACAAGCTGCACAGCAAGGTGGGCGTCGGCACCTTGCGCCAAAAGATTGCCATGCGCCTGCGGGCGCTGAATCCGGAGCAATAAGACTCTCCGCGCCACCGCACCCCGGCGCGAATGCCATGGGCAGCCTTTGGCTAACCCAGCGGCAATTGCGTGGCTACAGGGGTGCCCCATTTCAACCAACCAGCGAGGCACGCCATGTTTGCAGGCAAGGACATCGACTACAGCGCCGCCACTATCCGCAATGACGGGTTCTGGCCGAATGTGGCCGTCGCTGACTTCGAGCGCCGCCGCGCCCTGCCTGCTGATCTGGATACCCAGACCACCGGCGCCGCCCTGCTGGCCGCCGTCTCTGAAATCAACCTGCAGCTCGAAAGCCACCAGGCCGCGCTGCAGGGCAAGGGCTACCACACCGCCGCCGAGGTACCAGGGCCCAGCCTGGAAGGCGGCACCAATGCGCTGACCGAGCAGTATCTGGCCGCCGTCTTTGCCCGCGCCAAGGCGGCCCTGCTGCCCGAGTTCGCCAGCGTCACCGAGCGAGCCACCGCCAACAACCAGGTAGAGCGTTCGCCAGACCAGCGCTCCCACCTGCTGGCCGAGAGTCAGCAGTTGGTGCGCAGCATCAAGGGCAAGCACAGAGCGGGAGTCTCGCTGATATGAGTCCAGATAAAAATGCAGGCATGAACGAGCAACAGGCCCAGGGCTATTTCCTGCAGGCGCTCCACGCCGAGCTGTTGCGGGTGCTCCCGGCCAAGTGCCACAAGACGCTGGATAGCTGGATGGAGAACGGCACCATCCGGCTGGAGCCCAAGAACATGGGCCCCACCGGAGTGGATGTGGCCTGGCTCACCTATCAGGCGGTGTTCACCATCGAGCAGTTGCCGTTTCGCGAGCTTGATCCGGCCATTGTGTTGGCCGCTGTCGCCGCCTGGGTGCAGGAGCATGACGAATTCCGCGAGCGGTTCGAGCTGAGCGATCCCGAGTACGCCGTCACCCCGAACGATGAAAGGACGGCTGACCTTGAGATCCAGCTCCCCTTCACCGAGCCGCTGCGCCTGGTTGAACACGAGCAGGGCCCCATCAACTGGGACGGCAAACGCTGGAACGTGGCCCCCTATGACATCTGGGTGGCCGACCATATCAACCTCAATGTCGGCGACACCGGCCATCACCAGATCGGTGATCCGTCATGATCACCATCACCCTGGACACTCGTCGTGGCAAAGACCAGCTCAACCTGCTGGCTATGCCGCCCAAGAAGCGCAAGCGGCTGGTCTGGCGGGCTGCCAACGAGATGAAGAAGCTGGCCGTCCGTAACGTGCGCCAGCAACAAGACCCCAACGGCAATGCCTGGGCACCGAGAAAACGTGGCAAGCGCAAGATGCTGCGCGGACTGCCCAAGCTGTTGCAGATCCGCGAGCCCCGCCAGGACGTGGCAGAGCTGGGGTTCACCAAGGGCACCATGAGTGCCCACGCCGGGGTCATCGCCAACACCCACCAGAAGGGGCACACCTACAAGGTGACGGCAGCCAGCCGGCGCCGCATTGCTCCCAGCGACGGCGGCAAGAACAAGCAGGCCAGCAAGGCACAAGCCCGCAAGTTGCGGGAACTGGGGTTCAAGCGCCCGGGCAAGCGCAAGCGGGCATACCGCTCGGCCTCACTGGGCTGGATAACGGGCAACCTCAACTACGCCCAGGCGGGGTTGCTGATCAAGAAACTCAAGGATGAACCGGTGAAAGAGAGCTGGGAGATCCAGCTACCAGCCCGCCCGTTCCTGGGCGCCAACCAAAAGCAGCGAGAACAGGCATTTGCCCGCGCCCTGCAGAGCATCGAGTACGGCTGGAACGTCAACAAATAAGACATGAAGGGGAACTAACGGCATGTGGCCTTATGTACAGATCAACAACTTGAACCAGATGCAGGGGCCTGTGACGGAAGTCGAGCGCCACCTGCTGTTCATCGGCAGTGCGCCGACCAACACCAACAAGCTGCTCTCGCTCAATACCCAGTCTGACTTTGACAAGCTGCTGGGCGAGGCTGACAGCGAGCTGAAAACCAACCTGCAGGCCGCCATGGCCAACGCCGGCCAGAACTGGACGGCCGCCGCCTTCGTGCTGCCGACCGACATGGATTGGAAGGATGCCGTTCGCACCGCCCAGAAAACCCAGTCATTCGAGGCCGTCGTGGTGCTGGGGCAGGAGTGGGACGCGGCAAAAATCAACGCCGCCCACGCCCTCAACCAGGAGCTGATCGCCAAGTGGGGACGCTGGCAAGCCATGCTGCTGGCGGTACCGGGCATCGTTTCCACCGCCGAGGGCGGTCAGGACTGGAGCGAATACGAGGCAGAACTGGCCGCCCTGCAGGACGGCATCGCGGCGGAATCGGTCTCCCTGATCCCGCAGCTGTGGCCCAACCTCATCGGGGCTTACGCCGGCCGCCTGTGCAACCGGGCTGTGAGCATCGCAGACAGCCCTTGCCGGGTGAAAACCGGCGCTGTGGTCGGCCTTGGGGCTACCCCTAAGGACAAGGACGGCACCGAACTGCCGCTGGCCACCCTGCAGACCTTGGAAACCAGCCGTTACTCGGTGCCGATGTGGTACCCGGACTTTGACGGCACCTATTGGGCCGATGGCCGCACCCTTGACGCCGAGGGCGGCGACTACCAGGTGATCGAAAACCTGCGTGTTGCTTACAAGGTCGCCCGCCGGATGCGCCTGCGCGCCATCGCCCGCATCGGCGATCGCTCGTTCAACTCCACCCCGGGCAGCACCGAGGCCGCCGTCATGTTCTTCGGCAAGGACCTGCGCCAGATGGCCAGCGCCATCACCATCAACGGCCAGCCGTTCCCGGGTGACATCGCCTCCCCCAAGGATGGCGACATCCGCATCCAGTGGACCGCCAAGAACCTGGTCTCCATCTATGTGGTGGTGCGCACCGTGGACTGCCCCAAGGGGATCACCGTCAACATCATGCTCGATTTGAGCCTCAACAACGGGGAGGGCTAACCCATGACCCGCCGTATTTCAGGCCAGTCCTTCGATACCACCCTGATGGGCACCATGGTGCACATCGAGAAGGCCAGCCTCTCCATCACCGACAACAGCGCCGTGGCGCAAACCCGTGGCATCCCCGATGGCTACATCGATGGGGATGTGGCCGCAGAGCTGGAGTTCGAGCTCGATGCCAAGAACTTCAAGATGCTGTGTGAGAGCGCCAAGCGTCAGGGCAGCTGGCGCGGCATGAAGCCGGACGATGTGCTGTTCTACGCCGACACCGGCGACGAGACCATGAAGGTAGAAGCCTTTGGCGTGAAGCTGGTGATCTCTGACCTGCTCGATATCGATCCCAAGGGCGGCAGCAAGGGGGTGCACAAAATCAAGGGGTTCGTCACCTCCCCGGACTTCGTGCACATCAACGGCATGCCGTACCTGTCGGATGACGACACCCGTCACCTCAAGGGCTAACCGATGGATCTGATCGACCGTGCCAACCAACACGCCGAGCTGATGCTGGCGGCCCAGCTGGATAGCCAGCTTGGCCGCAGCCACTACCAGGGCGAGAGCTTGCACCTTTGCGAAGCGTGCGACGACCCCATCCCGGAGGAACGCCGCCAGCGAGTACCCGGGGTGCGCAAATGCGTGCCCTGCCAGAGCCGCGCAGAGCGTCGCGGCCAATAAGCATCGAGAACGGGATATGAACCCTATGCCAAACAAAGACCCCACCCTCTGGGCCGCCCTGCTGGCCTGGCTGATGGACAACTGGCCCGCTGTCTATGGGGCACTGCTGGCGCTGGCCATCGCCTTCCTGCGCATCACCTATGCCGGTGGGCGGGGTCGCCGCCGGCTGATCGAATCCTTGCTGTGCGGCCTCATCACCCTGGCGGCCGCCACCGGGACCCACTTGCTCGGGATCCCACAGGAGGCCACCCCGTTACTGGGTGGCATGGTGGGACTGCTTGGGATCGACATCATCCGCGACCGGGCCGCACTGATGTTTCGCAAGAAGGAGGACAACAATGCCGCGCAGTAACTGCCACCCGCAAGTGGCCGCCTTTCTCGACCTGCTCGCCTTTTCCGAGGGCACCAAGGGCCGGGGCGATGACGGATACGACAAGCTGGTCAATCCGGCTGGGTTCTTCACCGACTACCGCACCCACCCGAACGTGCTGGTGCAGGTTAACAAGACCCTGAGCAGCACCGCCGCCGGTCGCTATCAGCATCTGTCAAAGCACTGGCCCCACTACCGTGACCAGCTCGGGCTGCCGGACTTTGGCCCTGAGTCACAAGATTCCTGGGCAATCCAGTTGATCCGCGAGCGCAAAGCACTGGCCGATGTGATCGATGGTCGCATCCCCCAGGCGATCGCCAAGTGCGCCAACATCTGGGCCAGCCTGCCGGGCGCAGGCTACGGCCAGCGCGAACACAAGCTGGCTGACCTGCTGGCCAAGTTCACCGAGTTCGGAGGAGTGCTGGTATGAACATCCTCAAGGAGCTGTTCTCCAACCTGCTGTTTGTCCTGGTACTGGTCATGGGCGCCGCCCTGTTCCTGGGCAGTCGAATGCTGGATAGCCGTGGCAAAGCGCTGGCCTCGGCCAACGAGACCATCGGCACCCTGCAGACAGCCAACGGCCAGCAAGCGACCGAGCTCCAGAAACAGCAGCTGATAACGACGGGCTTACGCCTGCTGCTTAACGACCAGAACGCGGCATTGACCGAGCTCGACAACCAGAACAGGAAAACCGCCGATGAACTGCAACACGCCTTGGCCACACCGCCGGCGGGCCGCCCGGATTGCGCTCGCGAGCCTCTGCCTGTTGGCGCTCTGCGCCTGCTCCAGCCAACCCACCACAGTGGTGAAAACCCAGGTGGTCAAGCGCCTACCGCCGCCGGGGCTGGTGCCCCACTGCCCGGAGCCTGAATTCACGGGGAGCACCTACGGCGACGCCGTGCGGTTTATCCCCACCCTGCAGACGGCGCTGCGCCGCTGCCAAACCCAACTCAACACCCTGAACGACTGGATAACCCAAGAGGAAACCACCCCATGAGCAAAAAAATCACCCTGACCATCGCTGGTACCGACATCAGCTTTGAACCGACCATGACCGCCTACAACGGCTTCATCAACGACATGATGCCCAACGACAAGGTGGCGCCGGCTCACAACTACCTGAAGAGGATCGTCTGCACCGAGAGCAAAGAGGCACTCGATGAGCTGCTCCAGCGTCCCAGTGCCGCGCTGCAGCTGGCGGGCGCCATCAACAAAGAGTTCGCCCCTGATCTGGAAATCACCGTAAAAAACTGACCGCGCGTGCCGAGGCCATCGAGCGCAACCAACTGGAGCAGGTGCTGGCGCTGCGACGCTACTACCTGCCCCATGAGGATGACGACATCGAGAGCCTGGCCCGCGCTACCTGGTTAGACAAGTACCACCGAGATTCCAACGCCATCGCCGTGGCCGAGGGCATCGCCAAAGCACTGAACGGATAAGAGACCCCTATGGCCTGGATGGAAAAATTGATGATGCAGGTGGCCTTGGTTGACCAGGTCACCAAGCCCCTTGCCGGCATCAATGCCCAGATGGACAAGGTCAGCAAGGCTGGCCGCCAGGGCTGGAGCAGCATGGCCATGGGGGCCACCACCGTCGCCGGCGGCGTCATGGCGATCCAGGGGGCACTTGGCCCCGCCATCGAAATGGATCGGGCACTGGCGGAAGTGGCCTCCCTCGATGTGCAAAAGGATGTGCTCGGGGCACTGGGCCGTGAAGCCCTCTCCCTGTCGGTGCAATACGGCGAATCCGCCACAGACATCGTCCGTTCTTCTTACGATATCCAGTCCGCGATCGCCGGGCTGGAGGGCAACGAACTGCCCGCTTTTACCCGCGCCTCCACCACCCTGGCCAAGGCCACCAAAGCCGATACCGCCACCATCACCAACTACATGGGCACCATGTACGGCATCTTCGAGCAGCAGGCCAAGCAGATGGGCAAGGCCAACTGGGTCGAGGATGTGGCCGGCAAGACGGCGCTGGCGGTGCAGCTGTTCAAGACCACAGGCCAGGGCATGGCCGACGCCTTTGGGGCGATCGGGGCCAACGCCACCGCCGCGGGCGTCTCGATGGATGAGCAGTTCGCCGTGATCGGCCAACTGCAGGCCACCATGAGTGGCGGCGAGGCCGGTACCAAGTTCAAGTCGTTCCTGGCTGGTGTCGGTGGCGCTCAGAAGGCGCTCGGTATGCAGTTCACCGACTCGGCAGGCAACATGCTGCCGGTGCTGACCATCCTGGACAAGCTCAAGATGCGTTACGGCGAGACCATGAGCGTGGCCGAGGGGGACGAGCTCAAGAAGGCCTTCGGCTCGGATGAGGCGGTCGCCATGATCAAGCTGCTGATGACCAACACTAAGGGGCTGGCCACCAACATCAACGCGCTGGCCAACACCCACGGCATGGGCAAGGCCGAGCAGATGGCCGCCTCCATGACCGACCAGTGGGAACGGGTGACACAGGGATGGTTCGCCATTCGTGCCGCCGCCTTCGGGGTGGTGCTACCTGCCATCAATGCGGTGGTCGGCGTCTTTGCCGATGGCGCCAATGATGTGCTGCGCTGGACGCACCTCTTCCCGAACCTGACCAAGGTGGTGAGCTATACCCTGCTCGCCATCGTCGGGCTGAGTATGGTCACCGGGGTGTGGATGCTGGTTGCCGGGCTCGCCAAGCTGGCCACCCTGGGGCTCGGCATCGCCTGGACCGTCATCATGGCGCCGCTCAACCTGCTCAAAGCCGGGCTGGTTGCCTTTCGCGCCATCATGCTGGCCGTCAACATTGCCATGTATGCCAACCCCATCGGCCTGATCATCGCGGGCATTGTGCTGCTGATCGGTACCGTCGCGGCGGTCATCTACTACTGGGACGACCTGAAAAAGACCCTGGCAGACTGGGGCGTGTTCGACGCCATCCAGGCGATGATCGATGGGGCGGCCGCCGGCTGGGCCAACTTCATGCAGCTGCTTGCCAACCTAAGCCCCTTCCAGTTGCTGGGCAAAGCCGTGGACTGGCTGATCGACAAACTCAACATGATCCCGGGCGTCAACATCGAGCTCGGCAGCATGCCGGACCTCGCCATGCCGAGCATGCCGCCACTGAATGTGCCGGTCATGCCCGGGGTGATGAATGTACCAGCGCAAGAGCGACAACAGGAGACAGTCAACGCACCCCTCGCCCGCTACCGCCAGCAAGACCAGAGCAAGGTGCCATCCGGTGGCATTGGCCAGCAGCTGATCCAGGCCAACGCGGCCGCGACCTCTGCCAACCAGAAGCCGGCCAAGTCCCTGCATGTCGGCGAGGTGCACATCACCAACCAGAACCCGATGACCCCGGAGCAGATGGCCGAGAACGTCTGGCTGGAGACCAAGTGATGAATGAACCCCTGTCCCACGAACCTAAGTACATCGATCTCCTGGTCGTCAACGGTGCCTGGCAACTCGATGCCGGCGGCCAGCCGCGCTACACCCAGGACCGCCACAGCATCGGTCAGGACATCAAGCACCGCATCATGGAGTCGGGGCTCGCCCGCAAGCTCATCGGCGAACGCAGCCCGACCCTGCGCAGCGACGTGATGACCGAGATTGAACTGCTGGTAGAAGACGACGAGCGGCTGGTGCCTGGCACCATCCTCATCAGTGAAGAGGCCCCCGACCGGGTGCTGGTCACCGCTCGCACCTATGAATTCGGCGAACTGGAGGTAACCCTGTGAACCTGCGCCCAACCGTGGACTTTATGGCCCTGCTGGCCGAGACCGGCGTCCCGACCACCGAGCAGGCCATGGAGGCCGAGCTCAAAAAGGAGGTGGTGGCCGCCGGCTCCCTCATTACCAATGACAGCGACGTGAGCCCGTTCTGGCGACTGGTGCGCGGGGTGGTTATCACCCCGGCGATCTGGCTTATCCGCACCCTGCTGGCCGGCCATGTGCTGCCCAACACCTTCGCGGCCACCGCCACCGATGCCTATCTCGACCTCAAGGCCTGGGACGTGGACTTGACCCGCAAGGGCGCCCAGAAGACCAGAGGGGTGATCAGCTTCGTCAAAGCCAATCCGAGCGAAGCGGTGGCCATCTCGGCCGATATCTGGATCAGTACCGAACGTATCAACGGCACCCTCTACCGGGTCAAGCCACTGCAAGCGGTAGTGAGCCCAGCCGGTGAAGCGGTGGCCCGGGTGGTGTGCGAGGCCGAGTTCGCGGGCGCAGCCTGGAATCTGGCCCCGGGCTATTACAACCTGCTGAGCGAACCGGTGACCGGCATCCTCTCGGCTCGCAACGATGACAAGGAGTGGATCACCACCCCGGGCGCCGATGCCGAAAGCAACGATGCGCTGGGCCTGCGCATCAAGAACCAGTTCTCGGCAGTGGGGCGCTATCACATCGATGCCGTCTATCGCTCGATGTTGGCCAGCGTCGCGGGCATTCGCGCCGATCATATCTTCTTCGAGCACGATGCCCCGCGCGGGCCAGGTACCGCCAATGCCTACATCCTGCTGGAAGTGGGGACCACACCGGCCAGCCTCATCGGCAAGCTTAACGACTACGTGACCAACCAGGGCAACCACGGCCACGGCGATGATCTGCAGGTGATGGCGATGCCGGAAACCGAGCACAGCCTGCACCTGGAACTGTGGCCCGTCGATAACCTTGGCGAGCCCCAGCGGGCCGCCCTGGTCGCGGGGGTCAGACAGCTGGTCAATGCGGCGTTCCGGCTGTCGGCTGACTATCCGAGCGTGACCCGCACCTGGCCGCAGTCCCGTTTCTCCTTAAGCCAGCTGGGCCGCGAGCTGCATCAGGCATTCCCCGAGATTAAGAGCCTGCACTTCACCGAGCTGGATATCCTCTCGGGGCTCGCCATCCCGCGCCTATCTGGGCTGGAGGTGACGCTCCATGAATAAAACCACCGGCATCGACCATCTGAGCGCCGCGCCCCAGCTGCCGGATAGCACCGCCCCGTGGTGGGAAGATGGCAAGAGCATCGCGGACGGAGTGCAGGAGCCCGCCTTCTTGGCCCGGGGCATCATGGCCCTGTGGCGCCGCCTGCGCGGCTGGCTGGTGCAGCCGCTGGCGCAACAAGACCCGCTGACCTGCTCCGAGTCCCTGCTGGCACTGCTCGCCTGGGAGCGGGATATCACGCGCTTCAAGGGCGAGCCGCTCGACCTGTTTCGCAAGCGGGTGAAGTTCGCCTTCATCAACGCCAGAGACGCGGGCGGCACCGCTGGCTTTGTCGATATCTTTGGCCGATTCGATATCACCCTGCGCGCCCAGATGGAGCGCATCGACGGCATGGATTGGGACATCATCCTGCTGTTGCTCGATGAGCACAGCGACCAACTGACGGAGCGGCTAGCCCACGAGCTGGTGAAGCAGTACCGCCGCACCTGTCGCCGCTATGACGTGGGCGTGACCGCGTTCACCGACCAGCAGCAATTGGGCTGCGCCGAGTTTTCGGCCAGCTATCAAACCATCACCGCATCAACGGATGTCGAACTGGCCGGTTCGGTCTGGGGGCATTGCGTGAGAGCGGCCCAGCCGATCTCTGCCAGCTATGTAACTACGGAGGCTAAATGGCCGAAATCCTGAATCGGGGGATGATGCTCATCACCCAGAATCTCGCCCTGAACGTGGCCACCCACATCGACAAGATGGTGCTGGCCTATAAGCCGGGGTTGAACTACACCGACCCGGTGAATCCGGATGAACCGGATCCCGCACCGGGGGAAATCAAATATCGGGGACCGGTCACCAAGGCCGCCGCGATCTCGCCGGACAAGGTGGTCTATTCCCTGCTGCTGGAACCGACCGTGGGGCCGTTTACGTTCAACTGGATGGGACTGGAAGCCAGCGATGGCACCCTGGTCGCGGTCTCCTATCTGCCTGATACGGTCAAGGTAGCCAAGGATGCCAACCAGCCAGGGGATACCTTGATCCGCAACTTCATTCTGGCCTTCGCCCGCGCCAGCGCCGCGCTGGATGTGACCATCACGCCGGAGACATGGCAGTTTGATTTCACTGACTACATCAACACCGCGATCAGCGATGGGCTGCGCACCGGGTTCAGTGCATCGGCGATCACTGCCGACAGTTCGCTGCCCGCCAACGGGAAATACCCGTCACACCTGAGATTTATGAAACCGGCCGCTGTGACCCTGGATGAAACATGGCCGGACGGTAGCCGCCTTGGCGTGATTGTCGATCACGGCGTGGATATGGCGGCAGGGGACTGCATCGTGCAGCTAACCAGCGGGACGATCAGCACCAGCGCCGGGGCTGACCGTCAAATCAGACTGCGCCAAGCCAGTCGCGAGTTTATTTTCGAGAAAATTGCCGGACAGTGGAGGGTTTCATGATCACTTTGGGAGAAACTAATTCTGGTGGGGTTGTCGAAGTTGGCTTCATCGCGCATATCCCGAAAGGGATTTATCCCGACGAGGCACTATTGATAGATGGTGATCGTGAGTGGCTGCGCTCAGGGGCACTCGTGCCTGCTAAAGTCTATCCAGACTTTCCTGAATGGGCTGTTCAAAGCCCGGGGACTCTCTGTACACCGGTGCGCCTACCAGAAAGTATTTCATTTAGCATTGCTTTTGTTGGCGGTGTATTCCTAGCGATTGGGAGTAACACATATCGCTCTACCGATAATGGAGCTTCATGGGTTAAGACCAATTTGCCCAGTGACAAAAGAATTAATTCCTTCGCTTATGGAAATGGTATTTTTGTCGGGATTTCAACGTCCAGCTATGACGTAAATGAGTATTATACATCAGCAGATGGAATTACATGGACGCCAAGAGCTGGCATGAGCACCAGCTCAAGCACAGCTTGGAGCAAAGTCATTTTCTCGGCAGGGCGCTTCCTCGCCATTGGACACGGAGGTTTAGGCGTCAGAGTGTCAACGGATGGCCTGAAATGGACTGCTGCCGCATCGAGCCCGCCGAATAATCAATATACATATATCGAGCAGGGCAATGGTCGTATTTTAATGATTTCTCACACGCAAGGAAAGACGGTCATATCAAGCAATGGTGGTGATACATGGAGAGAAGTCCAGCATCAGGCATCATTTGGTCATCTGGTTTTTGCTAATGGTAAGTTTATTGTCACGAACGGCACCAACTTAATTAGAGTGTCTGCCGATGGTGAAATTTGGACAGAAAAAAAGATCCCATCACCAACGGTGGGCTCTTGGGGTAATCCGAGTTATTGCAGCGGCAGCAACTGTATTCTTTTCGCAAACATAAATGGCGCGAACTCAGCGAAAGAGTTCCTTTTGTCATACGATGGCGGAGAGACTTGGGTTATTAAATATTTGAATGATGCAGGGGTCATGTCAGGCGGAACCGCCTCGAATAATGCAGGAATTTTTCTCGTTTCAATGAGTTCATGGTTTACCAGCGTGTCGATGGAGCCGATGATTGGCGCCGTCACTTACGAGCGATATAAATATGTGAGGGTTAAGTGATGAGTGCAAAGCACGTAATTATTGTTGATGGCCCTGGTAAGGAGATCGATTCTCATCGTTCATATATTGATCTCACCCCTATTGTTATTACAGATGTACAGGGTGACGAAGGCGACTTTGATAACTCCTACGGTGAGTACACAGTCAAGCTGGGCCGCGAGCTGGTGATCTCCGGCACACTTGATGTACCTGATCAGAAATTCAGGGTCCCATGCACTATGCACGATACCGGCCGCACTGTAGCGGCGGTGGCTGATGTGGTCGGTGGCCAGATGACCGTCACGGTCACGCTGCCGGAGCTGGGTTACTGGGAGACCACCGCCGAGATGCTGAACGCATCTTTGCCGGAACCTGCATTTTCCTTGGCTAACCCGCTGCGCTTTGTGGTGATCTGATATGTGGCAGCTATCGCATCTGACATATCCGCCATCGCTGACAGCTATCAATGAGCAGTGCTCGAGTGTGCTGAATCAGCTTTCAGGCAACCAGTCAGCCGCGGTAAACCGCCTGCAAGGGCTGGCGGAGCGGGCTCAGTACCGGCCCCACCCGCTCAGCGAGGCCGCCGCCGCGCTGGCAGGGCTGCGCAGCGAGCTCGACCGCATACTGGTTACCGGACGATGCCTGACCGTGACCCCGTATCAGCATGGGGTGGGCCAGCATCAGGGCAACCAGTACAGCCTGGCCGCCCCCAATGCGGTTGCAGCACTCGCCGCCAAGCTGCAGGACGGGGCCGATCCCCTGCTGCCGACTGGCCAGCTGCATGCCCTCGCCTGGCTGGTCACTGGCAACAGCGAGACCGCGCTGGCCGATGCCTTGACGCCGCTTTGCGCCATCCTGCCCCTGCCGGAGTGGTGCGCCACTCTGCGCCGCCTCACCGCCAGCAACGACACCATGAGCCAGCCCTCCGCCGCCAAGGTGCCACGCTGGAAAGCAGACGAGCCGCTGAGTTGGGATCCGCTGCGCCCTGCCCGCATGGCACTGGGGGCCGAGTTGGCACAGCTGGAGAGCCTGGCGCAGGGGGCCACCACGCCGATTGCCAAGCTGGCAGCCTTGGCAGAACGTCGCGCGGCCAGACTGGCAGAGCTGGAGAAGGCACTCGACCAGCTGGCTACCATCAGCGGCCAGCTGTGGCACTGGCAGGGACAAGGCGATGCGGCCAGCCTTGCAGCCCAGCTGGGCCAGAGTAACCCGCCAGACCATAGCCATAGCATGACGGTCGGCGCGCTGCTGCTCTCCACCTCCCCGCTCACATTCTGGCAGGAGTTAACCCGATGAGCCGAACCGCCATGCTCACCCTGGACGGTGAACCCATTGTGATGAAGTCGATGCGGATCTCTGTGTCGATGCAGTTTCAGGACAAGGACAGCAGCGGCCAAACCAGCTCGACCAGTAGCTCGGAGCAGGGCGAGAAGGCCAAGGAGCTCGATATCTCGGGCCTTGTCCCATTCAAGGATGAACAGACCCTGAGCCGGCTGTTTGAGCTGGCCGACGCCAAGGGCGATGGTGGCCAGCGCCATATCTACCGGGTCGGGTCGCTATTGGCCAAGTCGGTGAAGGTGCGCCAGGCCAAGTTCGCTGGGCGCATCACCGCGAGCGAGCAGGAGGGGCTGCTGGCGTGGCAAGTGCAGTTCACCCTGCGCGAGCACAACTCGGTACCGGAGAAACGGGAACAGCGGATGCCAAAAGCACCGGCCACAGTGGGCCAGGGCAACGCCAACACCAAACCGGCCAAGGCAGCCAATGGCGGTAACGGGAAACCGGCCACAGAGCAGGAACAACTGAGCTCGTGGGAGCAGGCCATCAAGGGGCTGGATAACAAACTGGGAGACCTGATGGCGTGAAACTCGCGACCAACCTGACCCTGGGCGGCCAGCCTGCCAACCTCATCGACCACGATATCGTGCTGGATCTCTGCGCCGGTGGCCGTGCTGCCCTCACCATCGAGGGGAACGCCGAGAAGGGGCAAACCCTGACCGTGGATCTCGGCTACAACGGCGAACTGCGGCGCTGGTTTACGGGCTATGTGTATGACGTGCAGCCCGCCAGCAATGGCGCCAGCAAGCTGCTGTGCCGAGAGCTGGCCGGTATTCTGGGAAGTGCCTTCCCTGTCAGCATCCAGCATGCAACCTTGCGCAGCCTGCTGGCATGGTTGAGCGACCAGACCAAACTCACCTTTTTGCTGCCTGATGGAGCCGACTACACCGACCAACCGATCCCCAACTTCACCAGCGCCGGTACCGGCTATCAGCTGCTGAACAATGCGGGGCGCGCCTTTGCGGTGCCGGACTTCATCTGGCATCAGCAACCAGATGGCGCCATCTTCGTGGGCAGTCATGCCCATAGTCGTTGGGCAGACAGGCCGGTGGAACTGGATCCAGCCTTCTCTGGCCGCCAGGCGGGCAACACCATGACCACCGCCCCGATCCCGGCCATGCGCCCGGGCGTCATCCTCAACGGCAAGCGAGTGGAGCGGGTACGCCTCAAGGGTGACGAGATGACCCTCACCACGGCAACACCAGGTAAACCGGTGAAGTCGCCGGAGCGGCGCAAGATGGAGGGGGTGTTCCCTGAGCTGGCCGACCAGATGCACCTGCCCAAGTTCGGGCGGGTCGAGGCCATCAGCGACAGCGCGGCTGCTGGCCAGCTCAATGATCCGTTTCGCCCGCGCTATGCGGTGGATGTGCAACTGCTGGGTGAAGATGGCCAACCGGACAAGGCAACCCCACTCTATCGCGCCGTGCCGTTGCCGGTGATGTTCGGCGGGCACGAGCAGGGGCTGCTGCAGTTCCCCATCGAGGGGACCATCGTCGAGCTGGGGTTTGCCTTCGGTCGCGCCGACCGGCCATTTATTCGTACCGTGCTGGGCACCGGTTGGCCGCTGCCGGATATCGCCCCTGGGGAACAGCTACAGCAGCAGCGGGCCGAGGTGTTCAGCCGTACCGATACTGTGGGCAACCAGAGCCGCCATACTGACCGCCGTCAACATGACAAGGCGATGCGGATGCACCGCGAGGCTGACGAATACCTGGGCGAGTTTGGCCTGCACCAGCTCACCACCCTGCAGCACAGCGTGGAGCAGATCGGGGCAATGAAGCGCATCGAGGCGCTCGGGGCCATCGAGCTGCTGGCCGGTGATGACATGGTGCTGGGGTGCCTGGGTAACATGAGCCAGACCACTGCCGGCGATCTGGTGTCGGTGATCGGGCAACTGCGGCACAGTGTGGCCGGTGAACTCCAGCACTTCGAGGCACCCCGTTCGTGGATGGGTACCGAAGGCGTGAACATCTTCCGCCTGTTGCTCCAGCTGATGAACGTGGTGGAGCAGTTGGCCGCCTCTGCCGCCAGCCACAACCACGGTGGGCCAGGGCCAACCAATGCACCCGCATTCAGCAGCCAGAGCCAGCAGGCCGCAGCGCTGGCCTCTACCCTCTCACCCATCATCGAATAA